CACGGGCTTCGTAAGGTTCACTTGAACGTAAGAAGATCAATGTCATAATCGTTACCGACAGTACGAAAAATAATATTGAAATACGTCCTGAAGTTAACATATATATATATACTACAGATATTTTATCGTAGTGGTGGCAGATGCCCTCGCCAATTTATCAACTTCCTCGTTTTTTGAGTTTCCGTTATGTGCTTTTACCCATACCCATTCCACAAGTCTTAATTCTCGGCTAAGTGCATCTATATCCATCCACATATCCTTATTTTTCACATGAGAACCCGATACGGTTTTCCAACCGTTTAATTTCCATTTATGTATCCATTGAGTAATTCCATTCTTCACATATGTACTATCCGTGTGGATACGAATGAAATAAAGGCCATCTTTCTTACAACGGCGTAAAGCTTCTATGACAGCTTTCATTTCCATTACATTATTAGTAGTATATGGTTCGTGACCCGTTATAGTGAACAGGTCACTAATGACACCCCAGCCACCCGGTCCAGGATTCCCGATACAACTTCCATCTGTATAAATATCGTACATGATTAGTTCTCGTTTATATCCTTTATGTTTACACGGTTGCTGCGACTTTTTAAATCATGATACTCTGAAGCCTTCTTAGGTGTTTTACAAATCGTATCACCACAATGATCCCTATTCTGATAGATAGAATTGATGGATGTTGAAATTTCACTACAAGATTTTAGGGACCAGCGTCCCAGAAGAGGTTTATCCGCTTTAATAAAAAGTTCAAACACTCTCTTGAACATTATCTATAATGAGAGGCTTACGTTTAAGTTAGAGATTTGGTTATATGGATACACAAATGAAAATAGAGATCTCAAATGCAGATCTTATCGATAAGATTACAATCCTAGAACTAAAAATGGAAATTTTAAGTGGGACAGATTCACTAAAAGAAATGAAAAAGGAATATGACCTTATCACACCCCATGAAATGAAAAGCTCATATAGAGATGAATTGAAGAGTGTAAATCGGGGTATATGGGAATTTAGGGAGATCAATCGTCAATTACATTCCAGGGGAGTATACAACAACACATTCATTGCAAATACTAAACGAATTATAGATCTAAATAACGAACGTGTGAAACTAAAACAAAAAATTAATACTGAGACAAATTCCACTATTATAAATCAACGAGGGTATAATACCCCGATACCATCACCATCACCATCATTCGGTTCACTGGATGACTCTGTATTCTTCATGGACAAACATTAATATCTTCGCAACCGTGCTGATCGGCGCAAGGGTGGCGGTCTAGTAAGTTCCTCAAATTTAGCAACATACTTCGCAAATCTATGATCACATCTAGCTCCTTCTTTTGCCTTATCAAGGGCGATATGAATAAGTTTTTTATCGCCACGCCCCTCTGTGAAAAGATCGTAATATCTGAGTATTACCTCAAACATAGACACTCCCATAGTTCTATTAAGTTCTTTGTTTGTCTCGCCCTGTACGGTGTCCAACATCATAGACAGGGTAGTAATCAATTGGGTACGTGAAAAGTTGGGCATTTTAATTTAGAAAACAAAAAATGTAGGTCGACTTAGGTTATGTTAACCAACTTAAAACATATGATCATGTAAAATATAGTGGAATGAATAGTTTGACGAAATATATCTTCAAAGCCCCGAGTGTTAAAGTTGATACAAAGGAACGTACTGTCGAGTATAGTCCGCGTTCATATACACAGTTCATACAGGGTCTGAAAAAGAAGGAACTTCCCGCTGTAGTCGTTCGTCCTAATAAGAACATTGCCGTGTTCCAGGAAGAGAACGGGGATTACGGTGACGTACAGATCGTCCAGACCGAACAGCTATGGAACACACTCATGGAGAGTGGTGCTGAAGTCATAGTGGATAATACGCAACCCATGTCTCTTACCGAGAACCTTGTCATGTTCTTTTTTGTCGCGTATGCGTTTACACTCGCGCGTACATTATTCGCATCGAGAAGCGAAGGTGGAATGGGAATGCCAAACCCTTTTATGAAATCTGCGGACTTCAACATGGAAAATGAAGTGACGACACGTTTCAAGGATGTTGAGGGTATTGATTCTGCGAAGGATGAACTCGAAGAGATTGTTGACTTTCTCAAAAACCCTAATAAGTATTACGGGAGTGGTGCTCGAATTCCACGAGGTGCGTTGCTCGCCGGGGACCCTGGTACAGGTAAAACGCTATTGGCGCGTGCTATCGCAGGTGAATCGAACGTTCCTTTTCTTCAGTGTTCTGCAGCAAGTTTCATTGAGATGTTCGTAGGTGTAGGTGCTAAACGTGTACGCGAACTGTTTCAACAGGCTCGTGAAAATCAACCATGTATCATTTTCATTGATGAGATTGATGCTGTAGGCAAGAAGCGTGGTGGTACTACTACACCCGGGAACGATGAGCGTGAACAAACTATCAATCAACTTCTCACAGAGATGGACGGTTTCGATAACGAGACTGGTATTGTCGTCATCGCTGCGACGAACCGTGTAGATATTCTCGACGACGCACTACTTCGCCCAGGTCGTTTCGATCGCAAAATCCAGGTTTCCCTTCCGAGTGTTAAGGGTCGCCTTAAGATTTTAGGAGTTCACGCGCGAGGTAAGAAGTTCGCACCAGATGTCCGTCTCAAGAACATCGCGAAACAGACAACCGGTTTCTCCGGTGCAGATCTATCTAATTTCCTCAACGAGTGCGCTATCCGCGCCGTGAAGGAAGGTGACGGTATCATCACGAACGATATCACTGAGAACGTTTATCAGCGTATTGTCGTAGGTGCTAAAGGTGATGTTAAGTATTCTATGCGTAAGAAGGAGCTCGTGGCTTATCACGAGGCTGGACACGCTATCATCGGCGTTCTCGTACCTGATTACGATACAGTTCGTAAGGTTTCTATTATGCCCCGCGGGGCTGCTGGTGGTGTGACATTCTTCCAGCCCTCTGAAGATAACGCAGACTCACCCTTCTACACGAAAGAGTATCTACTCGCTCAGATCCTAGTCGCCCTAGGTGGTCGTGCAGCTGAAGAGGTTATTTACGGTGCTAACCGTGTCACGACTGGTGCGAGTTCCGATTACGCGATGGTGTACCAGATTGCCCGTGAAATGGTCACGACATACGGGTTCGGTAAGAATAATTACGATTACCGCAACCTCTCCCCGTCAGCTGCTCTTAAAGTTGATAACGAAATAGATAACATCGTATCCCAATGTTACAGGTACGCACTTCAGATGCTGGTAGAGAACAAGGATATACTCGAGGAACTCAAGGAATTACTCATCGAAGAGGAGATCGTCGATGGGGAGGTCGTGTATGATATGATTGGACGAGGAAGATGTAATTCGTTTGACTGCTCAGTCAGTTTTGAATAAACAAATAAATAACAAATTCACTTTTAAATAGCATGGATGTGCGTTTTAAAATTGAAATACAAATATTTTTTAGAAAACTAAGACTAAATGCTTAGTTCGAGAAAGCAAGTCCGCCCATACCCGATTGGATGCGGAGGACGTTGTAGTTGACCGCAAACATATGGAGATTTGTGGCGGCGGTGTTGTCACCTACAGTCTTGACAGCTACCTGGGCGTTGTCTATTCTCGAAAAATTGCAGGAACCTGTGGGCTGATGCTCCTCGGGCTTGAGTGCGAAAGAGTACGAGTATATACCCGCATAAGGAGAACCAGTGTGATGCTGGAAGGATTGAAGCTGGTTGAAATACTTACCAGACTGCTCTTTCATACGATCCTGACCATTGAGTACAAGCTTGAAAGTATCGATAGTACCTACAGCCTCTTCAGTAAACTTCTGAGCACCAGTGGAGAAAAGCATAGGCGCACCCGAAAGCGAAGTAGGAACGAGACCGGCAGCAGCGCCAAGAGTGGCGTCAGATTCCATGATTATGTCACCATCCCCAGCCGTCTTGGTAAAGTTCCAAAGACCTTGCTGAGCTTCGTTCGCGCTGAGAGCCCATACAAGTTCCTTAACGGGGTGATTGTACGAGAGACGCACCTGCTTTGTACCACCAGAAGCAGTTACCGAGTCGACACCCGTGTGCTGAACCTGCTCGATGAGGTACTCATGACCCTTCTGAGCGAAGCGACGACGCTCCTCGGTGTCAAGGTAGATGTAGTTAGCCCACACCTTGAAAGTGGAGCCATCAGTGTGAGTGGAGAACTGATCCGATAGGTCAAAGTCCAGGCGCACCTCGTGGTACTGAAGAGCGATGAGGGGGAGCGCGAGACCGGGGTTGCGGTTGAAAAAGAAAATCAGGGGGAGGAACACCTGAGAACCTACCGCAGTGGTCATCTTACCCCACGAGGCCTTCTTAGACTCGTCGAGGTAAAGCTCAGAATAGAGACGCCACCACTTCTGGTAAGTTTTATCTATACGCTGACCACCAATGGAAAGTTCGACATCCTTGATCGCGCGCTCGGCTACCCAACAAGCATCAGCGCCGGAAGTGGATGTATTAGACTCGAGACCAGCCTTAGACTTGAGCTCCACGTACATCTCGGAAACGAGATCACCATTGCGTGCAATTGTAACAGAAACGCGACCGGAGTCAGCGGCGGTACCGTTGACGGTCTGCTCGATGTTCTCCATCGCGAAGTTAGTGTGGCGGCGGTAGACCGCCTGAAAAAAAGTAACCTTAGGATTTCCAGTCAAGTAGACATCCTGGGCGCCATAAGCGACGAGTTGCATGAGACCACCGGCCATTGTGAGTTGTTGTACTATATACCAACATTTTTTTTGAGCCGCGAAAAACACAGCATCATTTTTCCTGAATATATAACACAATGTCCGAACATATACAAGACAAAACTGTAAAATTTCAAAACGATTCCGATTCCGATTCTGAATCCGAATCCGATACTATATCTGATATTGCATCCGTAAATATTGACGAATTTAATCCAGAACACTCGAATGGTGACGATGAAGATGAACCTACTATTGAAAACATACTTGCATCCACACTCACTACTTCGGAAGGGGATACTATATGTAGTGCCCTGGTAAACATGGGATATCAAATCGAAATTCAGAATAAAATCCTGGTTAAACTTTTATCAATTCTTCAGAAAAAATAACATTGCTTAAAAAAAGAAATCTATATTCATAAAATGACTAGAGTCGCTACACATTATATAGGTGAATCTCCAAATGAAGATGATGCAATGAGTGCGATGTGGTCTAACGAGATTCAAAATTATTCACATGACGAGGTGATCAAACTTCTCCTACAGATGGAAGATATGTGGAAAATAAACGATCGTAACAATCCATATTTGCCACTAGGGCCTGGTATTCGTAAAAATTTTTTCACGTCAAGTGAATTATCTGAAGATGGTCTACCATTAAACATAGACATAACAAACGTCGAGGCAAAATCCAAACGGATTAAAGAGAGACTGTGTGAAATTTACCATAGAGCCCATACATTAAGTATGATGGATATTGAAGATGATAATGATATGAAAATTTCCGTGCGAATCAATCGATTGATAGATCAAGTTGATGATGGATGGCATATGGTATTTAGGTATGCGCGTATGATTGAGCGTGTAAATAAACCTACATATGTTCCAATTAACCCTGAAACAGATCCTTCTATTTTTAGAATGTCTACAATATCAAATGTAGAAGAATTGCAACCTTTTCAACAAGCGCTACTACAAACCCTAAAAGATTTGTATGATAGAGGAATTAAACGTTACAAGGGGAATTGTTGTATTCAAATAAAAACCGACGACGGTGCAGGAACGAGGGCTTGGAAAGCTTTTGAAACTATAAAGGAGTATGTATATGGTGTCGCAAAAAAAGAAGTCCAATTTGATTTATGGAAAAATTTAACAACTAGAGCTTCGAGTCATAACGATCTCATTAGACATCTCGAGAATACAAAGGATATGCAGTTCCCAGAAATTAAGAAAGATCGGCATGTGTGGTCATTTAAGAATGGTATCTTCTTGGGTAAAGAGTTTGATTCCGAACGTTCTGATATAGATCCTGAAAAAAATATCGTTCGTGCGGTATATCGCTCTAATTTTTACACATATGATTCGATAGAATTCAAAAATCTGGACCAATCTGTGGTGAGTTGTAAATATTTCGATCAAGAATTTCCTGATTATACTAATATAGATTGGCGTGATATACCAACTCCACATTTCGATTCAGTACTAGATTATCAAAATTTTAGCCGCACTCCATGTTCGGAACTAGGACGACCGAAAACTTCTGTTTATGAGTGGATTTTTGCTTTAGGAGGCCGTCTATGTTACGACGTAAATGAAATCGATAAGTGGCAATGTATTCCATTTTTTAAAGGTGTGGCGCGGTCAGGAAAATCTACATTGATTACGAAAGTTTTTAGGAAATTTTACTGTACGGAAGATGTAAAAACATTATCTAATAACGTGGAAAGAAAATTCGGTTTATCAGCTATCATGGATGGTTTCATGTTTATCGCCCCGGAAATCAAGGGGGATCTCGCACTCGAACAAGCAGAGTTTCAATCAATTGTAAGTGGTGAAGATGTTTCTATCGCTGTAAAGCATGAAAAGGCGCGTTCATTTGTCTGGAATATTCCTGGTATTTTAGGAGGCAATGAAGTACCTAACTGGAATGACACTTCGGGTAGTATCGTTCGTCGTGTACTCACAACCGATTTTACAAAACAGGTACGTGACGCGGATCCTACACTAGAAAATAAACTAGAAGGTGAGATTCCTGCTATCATACAAAAATGTGTCCGAGCGTATCTCGAATTTGCTCAGAAATGGCCAGAAAAGGATATATGGAAAATCGTACCGAAATATTTTGAATCGGTTCAGAATCAGATCAGGGCTGCATGCAGTCCATTGGAAATGTTTTTGGCCGAGCCGTGTATCGGATTTGGTCCGGAAAAGAAATGCCCGCTTAAATTTTTCAAAAAGAAATATTCAGAATTCCATGGTGTCGCAAATAAAACACTCAATCAGGATATATGGGCGGGTCCATTCAGCTCGCGTGAGATTAGGGTGAAAAGAGTCACGGAACCCACTAAATATAAGAGTTGTGATGACACTATTGCGGTGATGGAGCAGAGTGGTACTGAATTTATTTTTGGGATGGATATAGTAGATATGTCAGCAAAGCCTGTAATGTCCATAGGAACTGAATAAAATCTTTGTATAACGTATGGGTTTATTCAGTGAGTTTGAAAATAACAATTCGAATAATACCTCTCCGGGAAAAAATAACCTAATTCGACGAGCACCATATCTAACGAACCAAGAGCGAAATAATCTACGAAATAATACGAGATTGAAAAAAAATAATATAGTCGCCAGACTTTCTAAACTGGTAGGAAACAAGTTAAAACGTGCAGACCTATCCAAGATGAAAATATCACCACTTCAGGTGTCTATATTTAATGGTATGATTAATGGAGATTCCAAAGCGGGGAATTACAGTGTGGATGTGAAAGAACTTCTTTATAAAAAACCATTCAAAAAACAACGCGTTATGGCGAATTCGAGTTTCGAAGTTGAAGTCGACTCTATAAAACTATTATATGGTCGAATGCAAATAGGTGCTAAACATACATTCACTGTAACCCCGAATTCGAATGCTGTTAATAAACATCGCTACTTTGCTGCTCAAATTGATGGACATAGTTTTGAAAATGGTGAAAAAAGAAAATTCTTGTTTAAAATTTATACAAATGGTAAGATGCAGATCGCTGGTGGAATTATAAATAACAATTCTAGACATCCTGAAATGATAAGAAGATTTGTAATAGATAAATACGCGTCTAAATATAAGTTTTTATATAATCCGATTAAATACGTAACATTGGTAGGTACATTTCAAACAAATGGCGCCATAAATTTGAGTGCTGTAGCGCGTGCATTTGTCAAGTCTACCGACATTGATTACGAACCCGAAATCAGACCTGCGTTGAAAATGACGTATTATGGTAATAACTTTCAATTATTTACATCTGGTAAAATACAAATTCTAGGTTCTAAGACTATTAAGGCATTGCATGACGCATATAACCCAATAGGTTATGATTTAGTTAAGACACTTAGGGTCATGGGTCTTTTTAAACCTGGGTATACCAACATAGCCAATAAACAGATATCCAAGGTGAAGCCTGCTATAAAAGGTAAGAATATACAAAGTGGTAAATCAAATAATGTTACATATTATAATAAGACAGGCAATTCTGAAAATGGTGTACGTATTGGTGGTCGCAAATGTATAACAATCGATAGACCACGATTAGTATCCGTGGCAGAAAAATTAGGGGTAGTTGATATAACTCGAAAAACTACCAAGCCGCAAATATGCACAAAAATAAAAGACGTTACATTTGGTTCATATAAGATAGATGGTAAACCATGTAGGGCACTTACAAGAGAGAGGCTCGTATCAATCGCGATAGCGCGTGGAGTATCAACTTCTGATAGTGATACCATTGATACATTGTGTAGCAAATTGAGTATACCTGTACGTAAACCTATAGATAAGAAGGAAAGTCGACTGGTGGAAGCTCGTAAAAAGAAGAAAAATACACTCGATAAAACGACTAAACAACGTATAGAAAAGAGGCGTTTATCGAATATTGCTATAAAACAGGATATTATTAAAGAATATGGAAAGCGTTGGATGAGTAAATATGCGAGTGTCATGCCATCATTGGATGTAGATGTAAAAGAAATTAAAAATCGTATAAATACCTTATCAAACAAAGATAAAAACAAATCTGGTGTTCCATTTAAATCCGCTGTCGATAAAATCAAGAAAAATTCCGTTCGTTCATGGAAATTTAATAGAGAGAGAAAATTAAATAATAAACTAAATAATATTAATAACAATCTGGCGAAGGAACTTAATAATATCTTAGAAGGAAATAATTCCCCGAATAGTAATTTATCTCCTAAGAAACGTAGATACCCCGCAGGTACGAAGGTTGAAGAGATATAAAGATGAACATTCTATTATAGAAAATGGATGATGTACGTATGTTATTTGTTCGTGTCGTGAATGAGAGTGGTCAAATAGTGATAGATGAAAAACCGAACATATGGAGTCGTAAAATACAATGTTCTATTTTAGAGAGTATATA